GCCGCATCGCCAACACGGCCCATCCGTCACGCGAGAAGCTCACCTCTATTTTCAACGAAGCACGACAACACTACGCATGAACGATATCGCCAGTCCCATTGTTACCGTGGAGCGCAGCGTCCTGGCGCTGCTGCACCGCATCGGCGCGCAGACTCGCACAGAACTGCACTCCACCGTCACCGGAATGAACAAGGCCACCATCACCAAGCTCATTGAGCGCGGCCTGGTTCGCCATGACAAAGCCGACTCAGAGCGTATCTCCATCACGGGTGCCGGTCTGCGTTCCATAGGCGCAGCATCCACCAAGGTGCCGCTCAAACCCAAAGCCAAGGAGAAATCCCAGTGGTACCAGGGGGAAGAGCTACTCCCATTCGATGGCCGCCCGGGGGCGATGGATGCATTCGCACTCCCCAGTCGCCGGTCGGATGGCTTGCACTATCCCAGTGGCCGTGTCCACACAGCAGGCTCATCGTCATGAAAGATTACCAAGCCGGGGGCCCGACCTATTTCTACCCTGGAGCCGGAGACCCAGAGCCCAGCCGTGGCGCCAAAGTAATCATCTTGACCGAAGGCTGTATCGCAACTACGGGCCCATGGAACCAGGAGCACTGCTTAGGCTGGGCACCACTCCCCAAGCGAAGCCGAGAAATCGAAGACCAGATCCTGGCTGATCGCTCTTTAAAGAAACAAATTCCAACTAGGAGATCAACATGATCGATCAAATAACAGAGTGGCACCGCCGTGCCAGGCCCAACCCAACCCATGTAAATCTAGGGGTTCAAATTGGCGTGCATTTCGAGGAGTGTGGAGAGATGCTCGAAGCACTCGCCATGAACGACGCCCGCATATCCAATGCATTGGCAGCCGTTAAATCACTAGCCTATGCACTCAAGTCCGGAGAGATTCGCCCACTGATTGCCGACCGCAACGAGCTGCTGGACAGCCTGGCCGATCAGATCGTGACTGCGGCCGGCGTGGGCCACTGTGCCGGCATGGATGTGACCGAGGCCTGTGCCCGCGTCAATGCATCCAATTGGTCCAAGTTTGTGGATGGTCAGCCAGTCTTCACACCAACCGGAAAGATTGACAAAGGCCCCGACTATGTCAAGCCAGATCTCACGGGGTTGTACTGATATGACCGATACACTGGTGACCTCTCGGTTCGTCACCATCGAGCTCGCCACCCAGGTCACAGGCCTGTCGGTGGCGGGCATCCGCGGAAAGATCCGCCGCGCCCAGTGGGTCGATGGTAAGCACTACCGCAAGGGCCCAGACGGGCGTATCTACATTGACCTACAGGCTTACGAGCAGTGGGTCGCAACCGGAGTCTGACATGTCACGCAACGGAACTGGGGTCGAACCCCGCGACAAGTCCATCCGCGTGGGCTTCACCTTCAATGGCGAGTTTGTACGCGAGACCCTCAAGCTCGCGCCCACCCCACCCAACATCAAGTACGCCACCGCCCTGGTGGCCCGGGTCAACAAGTCCATTCGAGATGGCTCGTTCGTCTATGTCGACTACTTTCCTGAGAGCAAGCGCGTAGCGGCAGACCCGGCCGTGATTCTGTTTGGCCAGGCCTGCGACAACTGGCTTGCCACCAAGGGGCGGCTGGCCACCAAGACCAAGCGTCAATACGCCAATGCCTTGCTGGTGTGGCGCGGCATGCTGGGCGAGTCCGTGCCCATTGCCAAGATCACCCACACCACCCTGGCCACCAAGATCGGTAGCCACCCTTGGGCCTCAGCCAAGCTGCTGAACAATTACCTAATCACCCTGCGGGGCGTGTTCAAGCTGGCCGGTCGCGAGGTGGATCTCGGCAATCCCATGGAGGGCATCGAGAACAGCAAGCACCAGTCCACCCCGCCAGATCCATTGTCCAGAGGCGAGATGGAGTCCATCATGGGCTGGCTTGCAGACAATGTGGATGAGCGGGTCTGGGCCTACTACGAGTTTGCCTTCATGACCGGCATGCGGCCCGAAGAGATCATTGCACTGAAGTGGGAGGACTACGACGTGCCAGGCGCCATCATTCACGTCTCGCGTGCCAGGTCGTCTGGAGAGATCAAACCCCTGAAGACCTACAACTCCCGCGATGTGGAGCTGGTCAAGCGTGCAGTGGAGGCGCTCAACACCATGCGCCCGTACACCAGCAACCATGATGACGGCTTCATCTTCCAGAACCCGGTGACCAAGCGCCCGTGGCACGATGAGCGCTCACAACGGGATCACTACTGGAAGCCAGCCCTCCAGGCTAAAGGTATCCGCTACCGCCGGTCCTATCAGACGAGACACACGTTCGCTGCCAACAACCTGGCTGCCGGCGTCAACCCGACCTATGTGGCCAGGCAGATGGGGCACATCAACGCAAAGATGTTGTTTACCGTCTATGCCAAATGGATAGATGGGGAAGATCGTGGCCGCGAGAAGGCCAAGATGGAGGCTATGCTGGATGATGAACCAGCTTGATGCCTAACTGAAAACAATCGCTCCAATGGAATTAAAGCTGTTTGCTGTTTTAATTCCCCCCAAATTCCCCCGAGATTCTGAAGCTGGTCTTCTTCAGAGGAGAAATTTGGTAGGCGCAATTGGACTCGAACCAATTTTGTTGTATAGCTTCCGGCAAACATAAGAGTGAGCAAGTTAACCATGAATGACCATAATTTATACTAAATTCCCCTGAAAATTCCCCTGAAGGGCTGTTTTCCACATTGACAGGCGTCAATCTAAAGGCAAACATTAAAGACCGCAACTTGCATAATGGTTTGCTTTTAAGTAAACTGCATACTGTTGGAAAACACATACCTGCAGCGCGTGCAAATAACAAAAATATCATCGGATTTGCCCCTGTAATTCATCAATTCTAAGGAAGCCATGCAAGACGCTGTCACAGCCCACGCCCAAGAGATCGTACTCTTTGTGGACACAACACGTAACCAACTAAACGCCATACTGGGGACCGACTGGCCATCAAAACATCAGTATTTGTCCCGGACCATGACCTGTATTCATGAAGAGGCCGAGATGATTTTGGCAGCCGCACAGTCGTGAAATATATTGATCAATGAAAAATTTATTTTTGCACGCCGCAAAAAACTCTGGTACATTCCGCCCATCGAAGTGAAATTCGATACAGGTTTGGAAGCCTGGTGTACCCAGCGGCGAAAGCCGCAACAGAAGTTTCTTTGCGGCTTTTCTATTTCCGGCACCCGTTTACGGCGGCCCGGGACGAGGAGTCTAAAGACTCGCCTGTTACAGCTCCGCTGGGTCCAGGTCTTCCAACTTGTCCTCGGGCTGCCACCCATGCTTGGAAGCATATGGCAGCCCTGTTTTGACCCAGAACAGGAGCCACCATGGCCAATCAAATCTATCTCGCCCACCTCGAAGACTTGCTTGACGAGGCTCGTATCAACCCCAACTTTGACTTGGTTGGCGAACTCGCCGCCTTGCGTGAAGCTATTGCGGAAGGATCTGCAGCATGAGCGAGATCATCACTTCGGAATGCAAAGCCATGTCCACCCGCGAGATTGCGGAACTGACTGGCAAAGAGCACAAACACGTTCTGCGGGATGCGGAGACGATGCTCGCAGAGCTTTCATTGCCCATCGATGGGTATGCCCAGAACTGGACACACCCCCAAAACGGCCAAACTTACCGGGAATTTAGCCTTCCGAAGGATTTGTCCATCACCCTGGTGTCGGGTTACTCGGTCGCCATGCGGCATCGCATTGTGACGCGCTGGCAGGAGCTGGAGTCCCAAGCCACCAAACCAGATCCCATGGCCGTCCTCTCAGACCCCGCCGCCCTGCGCATGGTGCTTCTGGGCTACACCGAAAAGGTCATCGCTTTGGAGTCTAAGGTGGCTGAGCAAGAGGTGGTGGTCGCCCAGCAAGCCGCCGTGGTGGCTGAGCAGGCACCCCAGGTCCAAGCTCTGCACCGCATTGCCATTAGTGATGGATCGTTCAACCTGCGCGAGGCCGCCAAGGTCTTGCAGGTGCGGGAGAAAGACTTCCTGGTTTTCCTGCACAGCCGTGGC